AACATGGGCAGCTTAGAGATTTCGATGTGTAAAGTGTGTTTAAGAGAAAAAACAACAAATGCCGCAAGGCGGAAAAAGAGAGTTTATATGGAGCAGCAATGTCACAATTAAAAAGTAAGAAATTAAATAAAAAAGAATTGGAAAAAGTGGGCGATAGTCCTGTGTTTGAATGCTTGAAATATCCCGACAGAGGAACGCACAGCGTAGGATTCTTCTGCCCATTCTGTAAAGAAAAGCATTTTCACGGCACAGGCGGTGACGAGGCTTTACAGATAAGCCATAGGAACGCCCATTGCCGCCCAGGAGTAACGCAAACCCAAGGGGGCTATTGGATCTTCTGGAACGAACCAGGCAAGGCAAACGGCAAGAGAACGACAGGGAGCATATAAAAGCATTGCTAAATTTGGGCTTGATGTAGATGCTTACTTTAGGTAGGGGTTAATAGTTATGGAAACAAAAAATGTGAAGTTTGTGGCTTTTCTTCGCTTCAAAGGCGTACACGCTGACAAAGTAGAAAAATACGCACGCGGAAAAGCGAAGTATATTTTCTCTGATTTAACACAAACGGCATGGGACGGCTTCAAACAAGAATTTGACCGATCTGATTTTATCACTTACGCCCAGTGCTTGGACTCGGTAATAGATTTGGCTTACTAATGAAAAAATTAAGCGATAAACACGAAAAGTTCTGTTTAGCCTATGTGCTTAATTTTAATGCTACAGAAGCTTATTCTAAAATTTATGGCACCCCAGCAGCTGATTCTAGGAAGCATGGGGCGCGCCTGATGGCAAAAGATGGCGTCAAAACGCGTATAGCGCAACTGACGAAGAAAACAAATGAAAAAATGAATATTACCAGGGAAAAAGTAGTTCAGGAAATTGCAAATATTGCTTTTTCACATATCGGCCTAGTGTGTGTTTTTGATGCTTCGGGTGCCCTTACGCTAAAAACTGCTGAAGAAATGGGCGAAAATATTCGTGCTCTTCAGTCGGTTTCACAAGATGAGACGCACGATTCAAAGGGTAACATAATAAAAACAAAAACAAGATTTGCAATGCACGATAAGTTAAAAGCTTTGGAATTACTATCCAAGCACTTGGGGTTACTAGATGGCAACGACCAAACTGGAAAAAATACAGAAGCAATCAACAAAAGACTTTCAGAAAACTTGGATAGAATTGAGGAAAAACTATCACAGCGGGGAAATCGGTCAAGATGAATACCATGCGTTTATTCGTGCAAGAGCTGAAAAGGATGTTGAATTTTTTAGCGATTGTTTTTTTTCGCATTATGCCCAATATGCTTTCAACGAGTTTCACCTCGATTGTTTCGACGATTACAAAGAACATAGAGTCGGAATTAGGTCCGTGGACTGTGCGCCTCGTGGCTATGCGAAATCAACGCTTAAAGCGCTTATCAAGCCTTTGCACGATCTCGCGTATGGGCTTGAGAAGTACATTGTATTTATATCCGCCACAAAACCCCAAGCTTTACAAAAACTTAAAGACATTCGGCGTGAGATATTTAATAACGATTTTTTCTCTGATGTGTACGGAATACACTTTTCTTCTAAGCAAGTGGGTACGGAAGCATTTGAAGCAAAAACAGACTTTGGCACTGTCTATCTTCAAGCAGTGGGCGCGGGGACTGAAATTCGAGGAATTCGATTCGGAGAACATAGACCAACTAAGATTATACTCGATGACGTTGAGGATTCCGAGGAGGTTCATAACGAAGACATCAGAAACAAAAACTACGATTGGCTCCAAGAAGTTGTTGCGAACTTGGGATCCAACGACACGAGTATTGAGATAGTCGGCACTGTTCTGCATAGGGATTCGTTGCTTATGCGCCTAACCAAAAACCCTGCATATACTTGTAGAACATACCGCGCGGTTATTTCATGGAGCGAGCGCCAAGACGTGTGGGAGCAATGGAAGCTTATATACAACAACATTGAGGATCTTGAGCGCGTACAAAAAGCAGACAGCTTTTTTACAGAGCATGAAAAGCTAATGTTGCTAGGAACTAAAGTTCTGTGGCCTGAGAAAGAGCCGTATTATTTGCTAATGAAGCAAATGGAAGAACGGGGCCGCCGCTCTTTCATGAAAGAAAAGCAGAATATGCCGCTGCCTTCGGACGAGGCATTGTTTGATAACATACATTGGTATTACGAAGATCCCAAGCGGGGCGGTGTTGTTATTGAGAAAACGGGCGTTTTCATGCCGTACGATAAAATGTATTCTTACGGCGGAATAGATCCAGCGACCGGCAAAACTAAATCTAAAAGTAAGTCGAAACTAGACTTTTCGTGTACTTTGGGCGCGTATAAAGACCTAAGCGGAAGGTTATTTTGCCACCGAGACTATACAAAAAAGGTAAAGCCTACGGTATATATTCGACAAATCTTTGAAATGTGTGAAGAATTGAAGTTTGAGAAGTTTGTGATCGAAGAGAACTTATATCGTGGGTTATTGACTGAAAACATAGGTCGGGAGCGGAAGCTTCTTGAAGAAGAGCGAAAGAAAGCTGGTGTAAAAGACTGGCAGATCAAAGTACCATTTTATGAGGTAGAGAATAGAGAGCGAAAAGAAGAGCGTATATTTACGCTAGAACCAAAAATAAATAACGGGTGGATTTTGTTTAATAGAAGTTTAAGTATGGATTTTATGAATCAGATAGAGGGTTTTCCTCATGACGACCATGACGATGCACCGGACGTGCTCGAAATGGTTTGGGGTCTTATTAGTAATCGCTATAAGCCTTCGCCGATTCCAATTGACGTAATAGGGAGTAGATAATGGCAGAAACAAGACGCTTTGCGGGGTTATCATCGCGGTCAGAACTTCGTGCAGCAAATAACTTAGGTGTTGTTAGCTCAGGGGGTGCCCTTAAGCAAAAATATAGAAAAAAAGAATTAGATGTTTATGATTCGTATTATGAGCGCCGGCAGTATGTTGGGTTAGTGCCTTGGGATCATCAAAACGAAGACGGAACTTACGTTCCGGTGCGCGACAGAAGCCCTAGAGTACAATATTCTTTTGCTCAAGTCTTAGCTTCTCGTCTTGCATCTAAGTTAGTAGGATCAAGAACATTCCCTATGCTTAAAGTTGAAGATGATCCAGACACAGAAGCTTTTATTCAAGCAATCATAAAAGTATCTAGGTTAAAGGCTTACATTGTTGAGCCCATCCGAAGAATGTTAGTCTGTGGCTCTTCATTTATGCGCTTCTATGTGACACAAGGGCAGTTTAAAATTCAATGTTACTTATCAAAGTGGTGCTACCCTGAATTTGATCCAGCTGGAAATTTAGAGTCTATTCGTATTCAATATGTTTTCGAGGACGAGGCAGACCGAGACGAAAAAGGAAACGCTAAAAAGAAATGGTATAAATTAGAGCTAGGCAAACAGTCTGACGTTTTATACGACAGCCCAGAATTTACGGGCGAAACAGATCCTAAGTTTAAAGCCATTAACACAGTGCCGCATAACCTAGGATTTGTGCAAGGCGAGTGGTTAAAGTCTACGGAGAAAAACAATTCAATTGACGGTGATTCGCTAGTGGAGCCTGTGATGGGTTTTATTGATGAGTTAAATTATTCTCTTTCTCAGAGCGCAATGGCCGTGCAGTACAATCAAGATCCACAGCTTGCTATCAATGCGATGGAAGAAGACGAGATAGAGAAATTAATTAGATCATCTACAAAAGCATGGAATTTAGGCAGAGAGGGAGAAGCTAAGTTTCTCGAGGCTGGAATGTCAGGAGTACAGGCGGCGGTAGAGTTACGCGATAAAATGCGTTTATCGGTCCAGGACGTGACAAGAATCATTATGCTTGATCCTGAGAAGATGACGAGCACTGCGCAGTCTGGTAAGGCCATGGAAGTGTTGCACGGGCCTATGATAGAGTTAATAGAAGAACTTAGACCAATGTTAGAAAAGTCTATTTCTTTATTTGTACTTAAAATGGCAGCAACAAATATGCTTTTGTTTGAGCAGGGCGCTTCTGCGCCAATTCCAATGCCTGACGGGTACGCGCCACAGAGTTTAGACATTACTGTATCGTGGCCTGAGATATTTCCTCCGACCATGGAAGATTTAAGAACAAAGGTAGGAATTGCGGTGCAGGTTGCAAGCGGGAGTATTATTTCCCGTGAGACAATGATGAAATGGTTGGCGAAAGACTTCGGAGTAGAGAACATAGAAGAAGAATTAGCAAAGGTTGCGGCACAGCCAGTGATTAACCCTTTCGGTGCGTTTTAGATGCGCGCTGAAAAACTGCGTAAAGATAGGCTGAAATAATGAATAAGCAGAACCCTAATCCACCTAAAGTAACTTTCCGAGTGCTTCGGGGGAGGGTAGTTCCTATTGTCCAAGGGAAACAGCCTAGAGGTGTCACTAACATTCTAAAAGATGAGTTAGAGGGCAGAAAAATAGAGATAGAGCACGCAGAAGCAGGAAAGCGCAATGTTGGTTATGATGGGGATAGAGTGGTTAAGTCCTTTGGCACTAAAAGCACCTTCCCAGGCTACTATTCAAAGATAGGGTTTAAAAACAAAGATCATTTCATGAAAGTTATAAATAATAAAAAAGGACCAAAATTTGCGGCGCTAGTAGAGGATTCTATTGGTGGGCTACTAAAAGGTAGAACAAGCTCTTATGGGAAAATTCCTCCAAGCACTAAGTTTAGAGTTGCTACAAAGCAAGAATTTGATAACCGTGGAGTGGTGTTTAGAAAAATAAACGGAGTTATTGTCCCATTGCGGCCTTCTGAAAGGGTGCCATTTTGAGCGAGAAGCAAAAAGTTAGATTTATCCGAGTCAACGGGAGAGTAGTTCCGATTAGAGGCAGTACAAAGGCTAATGATTTACGCCAAAAAGCAAAGCCTAAGAAAAAAGCTTCTGAACAAGCTTCTGTAAAAAAAGGGTTTGCTTTTGTTGCAGCAGGGGCGGGCATTTCGTCGGTCTCGGGGTATGTCGCAGGAAAGTTATTTAAAAAATCTACAAAACTGGGAAAAGAAGCAGCAAACATGACAAGTACAGCGTCATTTGCGCTAGGGAAAACATGGCCGGGGGGTTTTAATACACCAATGGGAGATAAGGTAGGAAATATACTTTTAAGGGGCGCGGCTAAAAGAGCTAGGAAGACAGCGGAAAAAATAAGAGCATCAAAAGCTACATTTAGATTTGGTGCGGGTTTTCTCGGTGGGTTATTAGTTGGGCAAGGTTTTGAAGAACTATTAAGAGCAAGATCAAAGAACGGTGAATTGTCAGATTTAGCAGAACTTTCCAGCGGGGCAGCGGGGCAGTTGTCTGTGCTTGCGGGCATGACAGCCTTTAGGAAAAGCGCGGGCAAAAATCTTATAAAAAAGATTTTGTCTAAAGGAAAGCTTTAATGAGTAAGATTATTTTCAGACGAATAGGCGGTCGAATTATTCCCGTACTTTCCAGGGCCAATAAGTCTGTTTTTATTACGAAGCCCGCAAATGCCGTTAAAACGCAGTTTAAGGAAATTAGGTAAACAATCTAAAGAATTTAAACGCGCACAAGAGTGGTCAACTTTTTATATTAGGGAAGCGGTTAAGAAACTACCGAAGAAGTATAGGAAATAATGTCAGAGCAATTTTTTACAGATCCCACAGTGACTGAATTAATCGAGGGTAATATTGCTCAGGTTGAGGCATTAGAAGAGAAGCAAGCGCGCAAACTTCTAAAAAGCTTTCGTGCTGTGCGCCAACAGCTTCAAGACAGGCTTTTAACGATACCCGAGGGTACATTTACAGAGCAGCAAATGAACGTAACCATGATTCAGGTGGACGCTGCAATCCAGGCCATTAATAAGCGGCTAAAAGGCGACATGGCTACGTCTTCCGGTATTTTGTCAAAACGGGGAATAGAAGACCTTGCGCGCGAGATCACAAGATTCTCTAAAAAATTTGAAGGCTCTATACAGCCACTAAATATAAATATGATAGCCATTGCACAAGACTCTAAGAACTTTCTAATAAACAAACACGAAGCGTCCATAGATGCTTACAGTGCTGCGCTAAGGTCGCAAATTGCACAGAACATTACGAACGCTATGATTATGCGTGACACAACGCAGCGCACAGTATCGGGTCTTGTTTCCGATGTTGGTAGATTTTTTGTTGGTGAAGAGTGGAAGCTTCAGAGGATTGTCCGAACAGAAATGCATGGTATGTATAACTTTTCTAAGTTAAATGGCTTGGCTAAAGTTCAGGCGGGCACGCTACCGGATTTAAAGAAGACGCTTTATCATCCGATGGATAGTAGAACAGGGGCAGACAGTAAGGAATTAAACAAAGATAATCCGATAATTCCGATTGATGAGCCTTTTGTGCAGACTTGGAAGGGTACAAAATGGGTTTTTCAATTTCCGCCTAATCGGCCTAACGATAGAGCGATTTTAGTGCCCTATCGTGTAGCGTGGGCTAAATAAAATAGGTCCTGTGTGCGGGGGGCGTTTATAAAGTCCAAAATTAATTAATCTTGAATTATACTGAACTACCGATAGGATTTAGTTAGAGTTGTCTCAGGCAGATAATCTAAAGTTAAATAAACAGTAGCCAGGTGCTACGAAGGAGTTACTAGTTATGCAAACACCAGAAGAAATAAAAGCAGCAAAGGAAGCTACTGATAAAGCAGCAGCAGCAGCAGCAGCCGAAGCAGCAAGAATTGCGGCAGCATCTCAGACAGATGATGACGGTGGTGAGGATGAAGATTCTGAAGATCAGGATGATTCTGATCTAGGTCAACTAAGTCCAAAACAAAAAGCGTATGTTGAAAGACTGCGCAAAGAAAATGCTAAGACACGAATTAAGGCAAAGGATCTTGAAACAAAGTATTCTGGCCTAAGTGACCGTTTTGGTAAGTTAGAGGGTGGTCTTAAGAAGCTATTTGGAGAAGATGTAGATGATCTTCCACCAGAAAAGAAGATTGAGAATCTATCCCAACACAATGAAGCTTTAGCGCTTTCAAACGCAATGAAAGAAGCAGCATTAGAGTACGGAGTAGGAAAAGCTGATTACGAATACTTTGAGTTTCTTGTAGCTAAAACAATGCAAGAACTTGGAGAAGATGAGGAACTAGGAGAAGAAGATTTAGCAGCGATTGCAAAACAAGCGCGCGCAAAATCAACAGCAAAATCGACAAGTGTCGATAGTGGCGGGGCACCGGATCCTGATGAGGATGACGGAAGTCTTTCTTTAGATGAATTCCAAAATATGGGGATCGTCGCTCGTTCAGCTCTTTATCAAAAAGATAAAGCTACTTATGAAAAAATGATGCTTGCGGAAAAAGGCGCTAAAAGAAAAAAATAAATTAACAACTTTTAGGAGTATATAAAATGCCCGCAACAGTAAGTACAGATTTTGTTTTTGAACCGAAAGTATGGAAAGAGCACGTTAGTGCATTTTTTCGTGATAAATTAGTTTTTGGTGCTATCGCTGAAAGTGATGACAGCTTAACACAAGAACCAGGGACTACAGTAAATTTTCCTTATTTTAAACAAATAGGAGCAGTAGAAGAACCTGCTGAATCCGCTTCTTTGAGTGTTGACAATTTGTCAGACGATTCTTTCAACGCAACAGTAAAAGAAATTGGTAAAGCGGTTGGTATTAAGAAGAAAGCTTTCAAAGTTAGTGCAGCAAGAACAGAACGCATTATCCAAGAAATCACTTCACAAATTGGTCGTCGTCATGCTGAAAAAGTTGATAGCGATTTACTAGCTGAATTTGCTGGCGTAGGAAACTTTGTAGCTCCGGTTATGTCGGTAACAGGTAAGAATGTACGCGCAATCAATCACGGTAAAGTAACAGCTTTCGGTGATTTACACCAAGATGCAGTTGCATTACAAATCCATAGCTTAGATATGCTTGAAGTAATGAACGATACAGTTGCAGGATTCATGAAAGCGGATGCACTTGATCCAATGATTCGTGTACCTGGTTTCGTAGGTCGTTTGTTAGGTATGGCTGTGTTTGAAAATGACAAACTAACAGTTGGTACTGCATACATTCAAAAAATGGCACCATACGGTTACATTTTGAAGCAAGACATGGAACTTGAAAGCGATTACGACATTTTGGCGCGCGAATGGGTTTTTACAGGCAACCAATGGTATGCAGTAAAATCATTCCACGCAAAAATTGCTGCTAACGATTATAAAACAGCAAAATTAGTGTTCACATAATAGAGAATAATAGCGAGCAAAGGTTTACTTTGCTCGCTTAAACTTTTAAATTTAAATTATTACAAAGGAAATAAAAATGAAAATTATCTTAGCTTTAGTTTGTGTTCTTGGTCTCACTTCTCAGGCATTTGCCGCTTTAAACAATGAAAATAATCCTGGTATGGCATGTTATGCGCTTGGTTCTCCAAGTGTTGATGCAACTATTTTGGCAGGTGCTTTAGGTGGTAAATCCATTAGAGTAATGTCTGTTAGTCTTGTAAACGCAGGGACAATTGTAGCTTCTAACTCCGACTTTGTTCAGTTAGAGTTACGCAAAGGCGCAACAGTTGTTGCAGAGCTTGATTCTCGTGCTGCACATGAAAATGGACTTGTTCTAAATACGCAGGAGCCTTTGAATGTAGTTTTGGCGGAACGAGATATAGCTGCGAATTCAGTTTTATCTATTGACTACAATGAGACAGACTCGGGTACTGCGGTTGCACTAACCGGAGCTATGGTTTGTGTTCATTACGCGGTGAAATAATGGGAATTATGTCACGTCGTCGCCAAAGGGACCAAAAAGTAGTTGTAGCACAAGAAGCAATTAATAAAAAAGAATTGGTAAAGCCAATCTTTGCGGAAAAAGAAATAGAGTCTGCGCAAGAAACGCCTTTAAAGAAAAAAGGGAAGTAGTAAATGGCATTGTCTGATAGAGAGAAACACAAAGTAATTTTTTATTTGGGTTGGTCTGGTCAGACAATAATAGCCGGATCCACGCAATATAATTCTGTTGTTTTTAATCGAGTAGGTTTTCTAAATGCGGAAATAGAGCGTATTGTGAAAGGGTTACTTGTAAGAATTGAAAAGGTGGATACTTCTTTAGAGGCTGCACTATGTAGACTTACCGCTGCTGAAGTAGACGGCATTGTTTTAAATAAAGATGAGATTGTTCACCTAAAAGCTGAAAGACGCAGATACATTAGAGAACTTTCCGATCATTTAGACATACCTATGACAAAATCTAGTGGTGTAAATATATCGGTAGTCTCGTGAGTGATATTAGAAAAGGGCTTCTTGATTGTGTCGATAAGATTCTTGAGATTAGAGAATCTATCGGAGCGCAGCTTGCAGACGTTTCGATAATTACACGCACATGGAGTGGAGAGCGAATAGGGGACGGGTCCTTTACAGACGTAGAGGTTCCAATGTATCCAATTCCACAAATAAAAGATTTTTCGCATAATATTCGAGTTAGTGAAGCGGGCGCAGTGAAGCAGGGTGATTTGATCTTGGTGGGTATTTCTCAAAATTCCTATCCAGACGAAAGTATGCTGCGCACTGACACAGGTTCTAATACTGTAGAGAAAATGATAAAAGTAGGAAATCATTTTTATCGTACTGTTTATGTAAAGCAGAAATTAGTAACATGGGATGTACAAGTTAGAAAAGTAAACCAAGATGAAACCGAATAGGGGTAATTTATGATGGACGATAAAAAAGGGTATGACAAGATGTCTGGGGCAAATCCATGTAATGTGGGACCACAGGGTATTAAGGGCCAAGGAATGGGATCCACGCAAGTGTCTGGTGTAAATCATCCAGGTATGGGACCAACAGTAATTGGTGGCGGCATGGGATCTCTTACGCAGGAACCTATTCAGCCTAAAGTGGGGAAGTAATTTATATGGAAAAGAATCGACAACAAGGAAAAGTCCGTTTTATTCGTAAGAATGGAAGGTTAATTCCAATTAGGGCGAAGTCATTAAACCCTGTTCTTTCTAAAAAAGCATATACGAAAGATCCTTACGGAGCTGCTGCAAAATCTAGTGCTTCGTTGGGTGCCCTAAGTGGCGTATCTGGTGCTGCCGCAGTTTTTGCTAAAGGTCCCAAGCTTAGAATGGCGGGCGCTCTAGGCGGGGTTGGTTTTGGAGCACTGGCTACGATAAATTCGGTAAATAGAATTAGAGGCAGCTATGCGCTGGGCGGTAAAAAAGAAGGCGGCGGCTTTACTGGGTGGTTAGCTACGGGACTAACGGGATCTGCTGCTGGACTTGCTGCGTCTGTCGCAGGTGTTGGTGTTGGTGTTGGTGCGGGCTATCTTGCTTCTAAAGGGGCTGGAAAACTTGGAGGCCTGGCTAGGCTATTACGTCGAAAAAAGAAGTTACCTAAGGCATCTAAGGCATCTAAGGCATCTAAGGTTAAGGAAGCTACGGCTACGGCTACGGCTACGGCTACGAAATCTAGGTTTAAGTAATGCCTGGTAAAACTGTAAAACTTGAAAACTTTGCGCAAGAAATAGAAGGGTTTTCAAAGGCTACGCTGAAAGAGCAAAGGGTCGCAGTTGTTAGTGGGGTTATGCGTTCACTTCCTGAGTTAGTTGCGGCAAGTCCGGTGGATACCGGTTCTTATGCAGCCTCTTGGGATTTCACGGAAACAGAGCAGAACGTGATTCTTGGCAATTTTGCTCCACACGCGCCAATTATAGAGAAGGGCGCTAGGCCTTTCACGCCGCCCATTCGTCCCTTGTTGGCGTGGGCTAAAAGAGTGTTAAGGTCTTCTAGTCAGCCTCCAGACTATGATAGCGAGGTTTGGGATTTGGCTAAGGGTGTGCAGAACAAGATCGCAAAAGAAGGTATGGAGCCTAGAAATATCTTAGAAAAAATGATTCCTAAAATCATTAAAAACATAAGGGAAGAATTAGCTCGTGGCAGATAGCACTACTTCAAACGAATCGATAACTGAAATTGTACCGAAGGCATTAAGCACATATTTAAAGGCTAATGTTTTGGGTCTTATAGAAGCTTACGACGAATTTCCTTCCTCTAATTTAAAAATAAAAATGCCATCTATTTCTATATTCGCATCTTCAAATGCGGAATTTAGGTCTTTAATGCCTTATGTAGAAAAAAAAGCAGGCAGTGCGGGTGGTCCTGTAATCGCTGCAAATAAAGCTAAGATCAGATGGATTGTAGGAATTTACGACCTAACATTGCAATTGGATATTTGGACTAGAAATAAAGAAGAAAGGGACGATATTTTTGACTCCTTATTCAATGCGTTAAATCCTAAGATAGCTCCTATGGGGCTTGTCCTAAAGCTAGATGAGTATTTTAATCAGTTGTGCAGCTACGAATATATAGGCCACACTATGCAAGACTCAGGAGAACGTGCCGATAGAGACGAGTGGCGCATGACTGTGAATGTACTTGTGACTTGCAAAGCAGTGCGGGAGCGTTCAGAATTTATAATAACAGACACAGACACAGCAGCGGAAATTGAAGCTCAAGGGCAAATTGACCGGACTGTAGTTGTGGAATAAAAGGAGATTTTTTAATGGGAATTTTTAGAACAAACGATCCAACACAGTTTGATGACATTGACGGAATAGTTGTAGACGAATCGGCGCCACCTTCTGCGATTACGGGAGCAGCAGCGAACGTTGCAATTATGGTGGGTCAATTTCAGAGGGGTCCAAAAGAACTTTCTTTAGTTATAGGCTCCATCGGTGAATTTAACGAAATTTACGGAAAATCTTCTTTTTCAGGAAACAAACAATTAAGAAATAAAAAATTTGGTGCGCTAAGAATTATTAGAGCATTTGCAGCAGATGCGGTGAAAGCCACATTGACTGTAGATACAAAATTAAAATTTGATGCAAAACACTTCGGTGCTTATGGAAACAATATCAAAATAACAGTGGGTAATGTTGCGGGAGATGCTTCAGCAGTTGCAGCAACATTTTCCGGTGCAGTTGCAGGTGTTACCGGAACCGTAACCTTAACAGCAAACGTGGCGGGCACAGCAGGCAACAGTATTCTATTAACAGGCGATGGAAGCACAACGCTTACGGCTCTTGTATCAGCTTGGAACGCAGCAAATGTTGGAAACCAAGTGACTCTAGGCACAGCAAATGGCGCAAACACTCCTAACAACGCAGTAGCGATGCAGTTAGCGGGAGGGGCGGCTTCAGTAAACGCTGGGTTTAAAGTAACAATTGAAGATACAAATGTAGATGCGGTTTTACCTATAGAAATTTACGATGGTTTAACAGCAGCAGCTTTAACAACAGCGACTTTTGCGGGCTCTAATCTTGTTGCGGTAACAATTCTTTCTCAAGCAAGCGATCCTGCAAATCAAACTGCAACTTCTCTTGCAGCAGGCAGTGATGGCACAATTACAAACACAGATTATGAAACTGCAATCGTACTTGCAGAAGAAGAAAAAGCCGGGAACGTGCTTTTCTTAGACAGCTACAACGCAGTTAGAAACGGATATTTAAAAACACACGTAGCAGCACAACAAGATAAAATGGTTATTGTTTGCGGGCAACCAGGGGACAATAAAGCAGCAGCAATTGCGGATGTGGTTAATTACAGAGATGCAGATGGGCGTATTATGTACGCGTGGCCGTATGTAGAAACATCTATCGATAATGTACTTGAATTAACGCCTCCGGCGGCATGGATTGCTTCTATATTTTCACAAACTAGCCCACACATTGCTCTTTCTTTCACTGGAAACACTGGCTTTCTAGCTGGCATTGTTGATCTTGAATTTAAAGAATCAAGAAACGGATATATCTCTTTAAACAGCGCGGGCATTATGTCGCTTGAGTATGACAAAGACGTAGGCTACTTAGTAAAAAACGCAGTAACTACACACCTTTTAAATACAGAGAAGCGTGAAGTTTTACGCAGACGCATGACTGATTTCTTAACTGATTCAATCGCTTTCTACTTAAAGAATTATCAAAATGATGTGAATTCAAGTGAAAAGCGCGACGAGGTTAAAGCCACTATTCTTTCTTTCGACACTTTGTTAGTAGCAAGTAAAGTATTGCCAGGGCAAAAAGATGTGAAGGGCGGTGCTCCGCTTCTTGTAGACACTGAGAGTTTAAACACTGATGCCGTAATTGCATTGGGACAATTTAAAATTATATATAAAAGAAGAATTTTCAGCTCTATGCGCTATATCGTTCTGCAAGCAGAAATCGGTACAAGCGTTGTAGTAACAGAAATATAAGGGGAATAAAAAATGGCAAATCCAAGTATTCGCGGGCACAAGGGACAGTTTAAGATTTTTGAAAACGGACAATTGACTAGCATTGTGGACATTACAGGGGTGGCGGTGAATCAAGATTCATCTTTTTCACGCACATTTTATGTAGGTCGTCCACTTCCTGAAGGCGATCAAACTATAGAAGGATGGTCGGGTTCAATCGACTTAGAAGTAAAGGACGCTGCTGTCGATGAGTTTATTGATGCGTTAATTACGAATAATTTAAACGGAATTGGTGTAAGCGATTACACTTTTATTACTGTTGAAGAGTTCGGAGACGGATCAAGAAAATCTTATGTGTATTTCGATTGCCAATTTAAGATGTCAAAGAGTCAAGGCGGTCTAAATGCAAAAATGACTAAAAAACTTGATTTCCAAGCAGCCGGCAGACAATCATTATAAAACCAGATGCCCTACATTATGTAGGGTTTTTTAATAGTTATTAGTTACATAGGGAGCAAGTTATGGCAGACGTTCAGATTCAACAAATATCAGTACACAAAGTTACTCTCACGACAGGTAAAATTGTTTTAATGAGAGAAATGAAAATCAAAGACCAGGATCTTGCGGCAAAAGCGGCAGCGGCTCGGGTAGGCGATAACAGCAAAGTAGCAATAGCTCTTGCAATGCAAAAAGAGCTTCTAAAGCTTTTAATTGTGCAAGTAGGCGATAAAAAAGTTCGTCCTATTGAGATGGAAAATTTGGATGATATATTTTCCTACAACGAATTTAGGCAATTAACTCAAGTGTTAGAGCAGGTCACGGGTGGTGATGAGTCTGAAATGGGAAACGCGACGATAGAGTTCGTCAACTTTGGAAGCACATAGCTTGGATTAGCAGGTACACTAGTCTTCGACCTGATGATGTGATGAACATGACACCGTTGCAATTACAAGTTGTGACGGATACTCTAACAGATTTGTTGGATAAAGAATCAGGGAGACAAGGGTAAATGGTTCAAGCTTTCACGGTATTATCAGAGTTTAAATTTGACATTGGTGGAGCTCTACTTTCTACAGACGCGCTCAAGGGCGCGGTAAATGGTGTTTCGGGTGCCGTGGATAACGCTCTTGTATCTTTTCAAAGAATGTCGCTTGGGCTTGTAGCTCAGTTTATGACGGGTCCTGGTGGTGGTATTCTGGGCCTATTAGGCGCGGCTATTTCATCTAGCGATCAGTTTGCACAATCACAAATCAATTTAGCAAACGCAATGGGACAAGGGGCTGGCACTTTTGCAGAGCGTATGCGGCTTGCAGAAGAAAAAATGATTAATATGAACAAGCTTGCGCTGGAATTCGGTATTCCTGGAAAAGCTTTAGTAGATATGACAAAGATTTTACTTCCTGCGATTAATACAAAAATGGGCGGATCCAAGGGTGTGGATACTGCCGTTGATCTTAGTAGAAACTTTCTAAAGTCTGCGCCTACCTTGGGAATTGATCCTAATGAAGCAACAGGGCAGTTACAGCGCGCGGTACTAGGCTTTACAGACATGGGCGACACACTATTTAGAGTTCTGACAGCGGATACAAAAGCCATGAATGAGTTCGTAGGCAAAGCAAAAGTATTTAACACATTACCAATGGCGCAAAGAATACAAAAATTAACGGCAGCATTTGGCGAGTTCTCTAGAGACACAGGCGCACTTGATGCAAGACTAAACTCGATCACAGGACAGATGGAAGTTCTCAGAGGACAATTGGGAGGAATTTTCTCAATACTAAGGCCGTTGGGCGCAACAATAATTCCGATGGTTGTAGATGCACTTCAGCGCGTAAATAATCTTATAAAAAACAACTTATCCAAGGTAATTGAAAACTTAGCGTTTGGTTTAAAGCCATTCGTAGGGGATTTGGACAGGTTTTTAGCTACGCTGCTTCAACTTAGAGAATTAAAAAATAATTTGGCGTTTACGAGTGATATTTTCTTTCTAACTGGGGCGCTTCACTTCCTAGGTTTTGCAATAAAAGCACTAGGTTTTACAATTATGGGCGTAGTAACTAAATCGCTGGGAGGACTAGGGGCGGCTTTAGCTTTCTTAGGGGGCTGGCTAGTAAAACTTATGGTCTTTATATGGCCTCTTGTTTCGGCACTTTCGATCATTGTTTTTAAAATGGCGTTATGGGCGGGCCTCATTCTTTTTGTAGCTCAGATACTTGAGAGAGCTGCCGCAATTATAAAAATAAATCTTCTTCCGTCAATAGTTGCTTGGGTTACAAAGCTTGCAGAGATCGGTGAGACTTTTATGCGCATCCTGGGTGTGTTCGATGACGGTGTGCAGACACTTGCAAAACTTTTGGCAGTTAGCCCTGTTGTTGATTGGGTGGTTAGCGGGATTACGACAGCACTGGAATTACTCGGGAATTTAGTAACGGGCCTGGGGCTTGTAATGATGGGCTTTCAAGGGGTCTTCTTTGCTATTCTTCAATTTTTAGAACAAGTCACAAGCTTTTTCGGCGGTAAGGGATTTGAAGCGGGTAAAATAGGCGATGCTTTTAATGCCGGAACCGAGGATATGTTTACTAAAATTTTCGCACGCCCACAACAAGAGGGCGGCATGGCTTCGGCCAATACAGTAAATAATTTTGATGTTAAGATGCAAAACAACTTTAAAGAAATGATGGAGCCTGACCGCGTAGCATTTACTATTAAAGATCAGCTTTTAAAAGCAAGTCAGAATAAAACAACAGCGGCAAGACGACCATTTGGTTTAACGGGGGGCTAATGGCAGACTTTGGTTTTGATATAAAGGGCGTAGTTGATTCTGCCGTTGCAAAAATAAAAGATCCCTTCGATAAATATTTTAGAAAACCGTTAGACATGAAAAGCGCGTTAGAGCTTAACGACTTTGACAATGGTTTTATAATCACGCCTTTCAATAGAGATGGTAACGAGCTAAAAGAAGATACTATAAAGCTTAGAGCTGACATGATGCCCATTGTGCCGTTTACTTATGGCGGAACACAGAAAATGGTCGCTGACTATTATCCTGGTAACAGTGAACCTACTGTTCAAGTATTGGGGCCGCAAGAGGATGAAATAACAATAAGCGGAAAACTCAAATCAAAACATTTTGCTAAGCAAAGAAATGATCCTACGCTTGAGGAAAGTATTCGTAAACTTCCTTTGGAGTATCAAAAATCAATTGAGTTAATTAGATTAAACGGGTTTTTGGTTAATATTCAAATGGGAGAATTTTCTAGATGGGGCTTTATAAAGCAAGCAACATTTGAATTAGCTACCTATGCAGACATTAGATATAAGATAACATTTCTAATTGTAGGTTTTAACAAGCCTAGAGATTACATTGTTGTTTCAAAAACAGGTGAGATACCTTTTGCAATAAACAAACAGTTAATAGCGAAAATGACAGAGTACCAAGCTACGTTCGGTAATGTTCCTGAAACTATGCCTAAGTCTTTCGCAGATCAGATAAAAGAAAATGTGGCTACGGTCGCACAATCGGTAAATTTAGTGACTGGGTTTGTAGATAACATTTTAAATGAAGTGGATTCAACAAAAGATGCGGTTTCTCGCGCTCAGGGGCTTGTGAAAAATGCTAGGAATAATATCACAACATTACAAAGACGGGTGGGGGCCATTTCTCCTTTTGGCAGTGTTTTTACATCTGGAGGGAGCGGTATTTCCGGGAGTTATACAAATTCATCTTTTATAGCGAATACTTTGTCTAGTAGTTTTAGTCTTACTGCTTTTCTGGCTTCTCTTGCTAAGCAACTAAAGCAATTTTCCGATAAAATTCCCATTGCCCGCCATCGTGTTCAAGAAGGGGATACTTTGCAGAATTTAGCGATTAAGTTTTACAATGATTCGGCTAAGTGGTCGGAAATATATGACCACAACAAATTACAGACAACGGTACTTGTAAAAGGCGTAATTTTAGAGATGCCGAGGCTTTAATGGTAAATACAAAATGCGTCATAGATAAAATCCATGTGATGCCGACAGCAGACTGTATTGAGCACATAGAAAGTTCTGACTGCATATGTTCTCCGGTGCAGGATTCTGAGAACAAATGGGATTTACGCGAAGGAACTGCGGATAAAGAAGTTTGGGTACATAATTTAGTTTTAGTAGGTAAACATTAATGAGTTTCTATTATCCACAGGGAATAATACAGTTAAACGCGGTACTCGAAGACTTTGGATATAATTCAAATCCACGTCTACAAGAGCCTTACGTATGGAATGTAGTTGCTCGACGCTTAACAGTTAATTTAAACAATTACAAAGAAGCAGATACTTTCTCCGCTGAAATCGACTACAAAAATTTTCCGCTTGATCCGAGAATTATTAGATCCCTGGGGGTCTCTGTTTTCTTGGAAAACAAAAGGCAAATATTTGATGCGGGAAGAACAAACGCATTAGATTTAATAAAACCTGGTTACGATAATATTATTTTTCAAGGTTTTGCAGATACGGATAAACTTGTTTTAAATCAAAATAATAGAACAGTATCATTAGATGGTAGAGATTTTACTTCACTTCTAATTGACCGAGAATATTTAGGCGATCCAATTGTAACATCTAAGACTTTAGACAAAGTAATTCAAGACCTACTAAATCAATTGAATGAGACAAGAATTGATCCAAGTAAACCAGGGTTAGGTTTACTTATTGATAATCAAACAGGCGAAGAGCTTCCCATTTTATCTGATGTGGAGGGTTCTAAAGACGCGCTTGCAGGACTTTATAATAGTAAAGGAAAAAAAACTTATTGGGATATTATCCAAGAGCTTATTTCTAATACAGGCCTAATTGCGTACGTTGCGCTTAACAGGCTTGTCATTACAAAACCTCGAAATTTGTACGATAGAAGTAAATCAAAAGTCTTTGTTTTTGGCCGAAATGTGAAAGACTTAGAGTATGAAAGAAAACTCGGCAGGCAAAAAGGTTTTAATGTCAGATGTATTGCGCTCGACTTCGAAGAGAAGGAGCTTATTACCGCCAATATTCCAGAAGAGGCCACCGAATCCTGGGCTAAAGATATTGGTGTCAAGAGAGAGCCTATTCGTTTACCTGTTGCGAAAGCTCCACAAGCTGTTCCTGAGAATTCTGCGAATAACGCCAACACTTCAGGAGCCACAAATCCGCAACCACAAGGTGCCCAAGGTACTACCGAAAAAGATACTGCGCCATATCTCACGTTCAGAATCGCAAAAGTAAAAGACAAAGCTGCGCTTATAACTATAGGTGAGAAAATATTTGAAGAAGTAGGCAGACAACAAATTGAAGGTAAGTTAACGACTCGTGAGATGAAAATATTTTCGCCTGAAGTAAAGGGTGAAGATCAACTTTTCAGTGCTACAAAATTTAGAATAGGTACGCCAATAGAAATTAGAATTGACCAGGGTGATTTGGAAGGAATTCCATCTAACCTAAGGGCAGCGGCAAGAACTTCAAAAGATGTGGATACGCCACAACAAAAAACAGTTAGAAAAAATACGATAGCGGCAAGATTAAAACAACGCGGATATGAGCCACAAATAGCAGACGCTTTGGCGGAAGCTTTGACATTGTTTGACACGCCTTTTTATGTAAAAGACGTGGAATTTACGTTAGATCAAGATGATGGTTTTTCTATGACATTGGGCTTTATCAATTTTATTGAGATCCCTCAAAATTTAGTGGAGGGTAAAACCTAATGGGCAAGGGCTTTAATCTAGAAGAATTAAAAGAGATACTATCGGACGATAAGCTACATATTGCCGTAGGTAAGGTCATACAATTAGAGGTAGCTTCGGATAGATCAGTTTTACGATGCATTGTTTTACTGCTCCCGGAAAATATTAAAATGGTTACAAGGCTGTCGTGGGACGCTGTAGGTCCTGATGCCGGAATCTTCCAATTTCCTTCTTTAAATGATTTGGTATTAGTTGGGTTTGTGAACGGCAATGAGCAAGAAGCCTTTGTCTTAAGAAGACTAACCTCCAAAGAAGATAAAATACCTATTCAAGCCCTTTCCGGGCATACAGTTGTGAAAGCATTGGCAGGCAAGAAAGCTTTTCTAAATTCAGATACAGAGATTAATTTAACAAGAGAAGGACCAGGGGATGAGCCATTGGTCTTGGGTAATACTTTTAAAACTGCGTACAGTGCAGACCTGGCAGCAACGGCAATACATAGGCATATAGGTAACTTAGGATATTTAACAGATGTGCCGGACAATACGCTTGATTTTACAAATATTCAGGCAAGTCCAGTAGATGATTCTGTAATGTTATCGGATATAAGTAAAACAGAGAAATAGGAAAAGCATGGCACTAACACTAGCAAGTTTATCTACCAAGATTCAGACGGAAATTGTAGCATTATATGGTGTGGCGGATAGTTCTGCCAGGCTCAAAAATTTCGCCGATGCTATTGCGAAAGCAGTAGTTGACGAGATTCAAGCTAATGCCGTGGTAAGTTCTACGGGGACTGTAACAAGTGGGATTGCTTCGGGCGATCCTGTCGTAACAACAGGAACGGTTGCATAATGGCTACTATTGAAGAAGCAATGTTGAAAGATGTTTTACACAACGGAGACCTTCGTGTAACTGCGAGCGGTGATCTAGAGTGTGTTACGGGGATTTTAAATTTGAAACAAGCCCTTTTTCATAGGCTTCTTACTACTCCAGGGGCTTTAGTGCATCGACCTGAGTACGGCGTAGGAATTAAAAACTTTCAAAACGCGGTGAACACGCTCGACACGCAGCGAAGACTAGCTAATAATATTATAGATCAATTTAGTCGGGATATAAGAATACAAGAAGTTTCAGGGGTACGCATTACAAGCGAAGACTCTAGCCCTGGTAAAGTAGTAATTTATGTGCGGGTAAAAGCGGTGGGGTACGACGAAATCACGCTAGATTTTAAGCCCTTTGGAGAGGATCAATAGATGCCAACAAATGTACCTAGTCAGCAAGATTTATATGATTTATGGAAAAACGAAGTTCAATCTAGAAAACCAGAACTAACCGACTTTGAAGAAGGCGCGGTAAATGATGCATTTGCGGGTGCCGCGAGTGTGGGCGGGCAAGAGCTTGTAAAAGTATTTTTAGACCTATTTGCAAAGACATATTTCTCTACTGCAAACGGGCCTGAGATAACGGGGGGGCCGGATGATCTTGAAACTCTTGCAGTGGATCACTTTGGCAATGCTTTTGCTCGTCCTGCTGCGGAACCCGCTGTGGGTGTGGTCGCTTTCTCTCGGGCTGGCTCTAGTCCTACGGTCCTTATTCCGGCGGGGACAATAGTAAAGACAGCAAAAGATGCGAGCGGAAAAGAGCAGCGTTTTCTAACTGTTTCCTCTGTAAATTTAGTGACTACGACTATTTCCGCTTCTGTGAGAGCGGTAGAAGCGGGGACTGAAGGGAATGTCAATTCTGACAAAGTTGTAAAAATAGAATCTACACTTACAGACGCAACAATAGTTGTGACAAATGCTTTGGCATTTTCCGGTGGAGAAGCTGAAGATACTGATGCCGAGTACAGAGAATTTATACGAAATAAAATTGAGACTCTTAGAGGCGCAACAAAACAAGCAGTAGAAGCAGCAGCAAACAATGTACCCGGTATTGAAACGGCAACGGCAATTGAAGACCTGCAAGCAGTAATCGAGTGGAATATTGCCACCTCACTTACCGTAGGGTCTTTCTTCTATATTCCTCGCGTGCGCTTGTTTATAGCTGATATAAACGGAGTAGCTTCGCAGGCGCTTATTGATTTAGTGGATGCGGCAGTTGAGGGAGTAAGAGCTACGGGTGTTAGAGTGAATATTTTAGCAGCAGCGGCGCTTAGTGTGAACTGGACTATTACAATATCTTTAAATCCAGCGGGGCCAAATTTTGCCGCTTTTTCGACAAATACGGCAACTTTAGAGCTTTGGATGGCACAGTATATTAGAGACCTGCCTATCGGAACAGGGTTTAATAAAAGCCTAGCAAAGATTGCTCTAATGAATGTTTGGGGGCCTGTCGGCACGAACGATTTAACTGATATTACAATTTCAGTACCTACGGGGAACATTACGGCAACGGCAACACAGAAACTTATTCCTGGAACAGTTGAGGCAAGTCCGTAATGGCAACACAGGCGGAATGGCACAAAAAACTAAAAAGCTGGGTGCCCGCATGGTTCTTTGCAGAAGAAGATGTCAATACCGCTAACTTTCAAGCTCTTGCCTCTGTTTTAGCTGCTCTAGAGGCTCATGCTGTCGATCATCAACGAGAGACGTTTATTGCTCAGGCAATGAGTGGCTATCTTGATGAGCACGGGCTAGAGCGCAATCTTACTAGGATAAACTTAGAGTTAGACTCAGCGTTTTCCGAAAGAATTAGATACATTACAAATTCCACGCCCAAAGCCAATATTAAGCGACTAGTTGACGCGCTGCTTGCAGTGGGAGAATCTGTAATAACTGAGGACTTTAACGGGGCGGTGTACTTTGATAGAGAAGATTTTGTAAGTCGAGCAGAACTTTTTATTGAAGGCATTTATAATGTCTTCTCAATCGTCGTGGACAAGCAAGTACATCAACCATATTCTTTTTATGACAGAGAAAATTTTTATACTAGAGAAGATTTTATAGGAACTAATGAATCAAGTTTGGAACTTTTTAAGTTAATTATAGAAGCAGTAGATAAAGCTAAGGCGTTAGGAACGCTTTACCGACTTATCGAAAGGACGGATTAGGATGCGTAGAAAATTTAATGATGGGCAAGAGGTTATTTTTCAAGACTTCAATAAGATGGGCGCGGCGGTAGAGGGCGAGCTTTACGATAGAGTAATTTTTGAACTAATTCAGAGAGCAGAAAACTCTTTTTTTGCAGACGGGTTTAACGTAATTTACTCAGCACCTACTACTGTTTCGGTAAATGCTGGGGTTGGTTTTCAAACGGATGCAACGCAAGTGGCACCGGAACCAAAAAAGAGACTTTTATATAGAGCAGCAGCGCTGCCTATAAATCTAGTAGCTCCGCACGCAACACTTAATAGAATTGATCTAATTGTGTGTAAAGCTGCACGAGTTGACGGAGCGCCGGAAACTCGCAAGTACAAAGCGCCTATCGGCACAATTTCCAATGAGAGTTTAGTAGTTTCCGAGGATTGGGAATCAGAAATAATTGCAGTAGAGGGAACACCTCACGCGACTCCGGTAGCTCCAACGGTACCTACAGGTTATATAAAACTTTCTGAATGTTTAGTTACAGCAGTCTCAGGAATGAGTGGATCCGGTGCCATTACAGACTTCAGAATCTTACTTCCTGTCGGTGGTTCGGCTACAATTAACACTTTAACAGCAGTTAAAATAACGGCTAGTGCCGCTCTTTCCATTCAGCAAGCAATTCTACAATTAGATGAGTTAGCTAGGTACGGAAAAATTGACTACAATGATTTTGAGGATCTTGTATCAGATCCAGCAGCACCCGCAGCGGGGATTGTTCGAGTTTATAATAAAGCCGGAATTTTATTCGGTCGAGACAACACTACGCTAGCGCCCATCGGAAGCGGTGCGCTTGATACCACTACCAATTTCACTATAGCAAACAACGCAACAAGCGCAGCTATCACGGGGCTTCTATTTGACTTAGCTACTTTTAGAGCAGTAGAAATTGAATATTCAATTTATAGAAAAACAGATTCTCCGATAGAAGTTGCAGCGATGGGCAAG